CAAGTTCATCAGGTGCTTTTGATTTTGCTTTATTTCTAGCCATGGTAACCCCTAAATTTTAATTAAATAAAAAAGGCCACCGCAATGGTAGCCCTTATTAATGCTCAGTTAATACTATGCTGGATCAGCACCTTTGAATGAACCATAAACAACAGCCTTAGGATGCTCAACGGTTAATTGAAAGCGTCCATCAGCTTTAATGGTGACTAAGTTTTTAGTAAAATTATCACTGTCTTGTTCAGAAATTTCAACACCAGTTTCACCGCGATCCCACAATGTACATGCGTTAGCAAAATCTACAACCATTGCTTTACCAGTAGCTATACCTTTAGTTTTTATGATAGGTAATCCCCATGCTCTAGCGTTTAAGCCGGTGCGAGGGTCAGCAGCAATAAAATTACCAGTGGTATCTTTCATTAAATCCATCTCCGCAACATCGGCAGAATTCATTAAAATAGCATTTGGGAAAAAATCAACATCTTCCACCGCTGAGATCATCTTGCGTAACGATTCGAAAACACCATCACCAACAGCAGGACTATAAACCGTATGATTATCACTAACGCCAGCTAAACCGCCGATACTAAGTTGAGTGCCATCACCTGTGATCAAGTTATTGTTTAACTTCTGGCGAACACCAAACAACATACGAGTATCAATAAGAGCAACTAAAGCCGGGGCATCATTACGAAACTGTTTAGATACACGCGTAAAGTGTCCCACCGTCGCCATAGGTATAGATTTCACTTCAAAATTAAATTTAGTTTCCGGTAATGCGTCACCTTCTGTAACCGCTGCGGCGTTAATTATAGTGCCAACTTCCTGCACGTATTCAATGGAGTTTGACGTTGAAGGAATAACGGTTATTAAATCCAAGATAGTAAGCGCTTCAGCAGACATTGAAACCACATTAGCAGAACGTTGAGCAGCAATTGCGCCTGTTCCAGCTGAGTTGTGCGCACTGGCAAGGATTGGGCTTACCGCTGCCTTGGTTTCGATAACAAACGAGGTAGACTTTTGCGTTAAGTCCATACCTTTAACGGCATTACCACCAAAACTTAATGCTTGTTCAGTCGGCGCTTGTTGGCCTTTTTGTTGTAATTCATTCATTTCAGTTTGCATGGTTTTAAATTGAGAATCCAAACCAGCAATAGTCGATTTTAATTCTAATGCTTCCTTGCTTCCCTGTTCTGACACAGCTGTCACTTGGCTTTTAATGTTTACTAATGATTGTGCTACTTCGTTTACTGTGCTTTCAATTGATATTGTCATAATGTATTGCCTTTTAAAGTGTAAAGTTATTAAGTAAGTTTGATAATGTTTGTAATTCTTTGACTTCAGCATCACGCCCAGGCAAGTTCTTACATTTGGCCACAAATAAGGTAGCCGCTTTCTTAGAGAATCCTGCTGAATCTCTCAACAATGATTCAAAATCTTTTAATGTGTCGATTTGTTCTAGTGTGCTTTTAACAGTGTCTAGGGTTATTCTAGCTTCACCATCACACGGGAAACCAACGATTGATATTTCTGGCATGTTAGGAATGTTTCTAATTATACGCCCGCCGTTTGCTTTGGCTTCATAATCAACGCCCTCGACAAGCCGCGTAAATCCAATACTTAAACCGTCGATAGTTTCATCTAACATTGCTAAACGAATATCTTCAGCTAATGAGATTCCTTTTGTTAATCTCCCTTTAACCCATAGCCCTTGATCATTTTCTTCGAGCTCTAACCATTTGCAGATTGGTACTGAGTCATGTCTATGATTAAAGAATCCAATTGGTTTCTTGTTGTTCGCTATTGTTTGAAGGAAAGCCCCCTTTAAAATAGTGTCTCCAATATCATCATCACCATTGAAGACACTTGCGTAACCTTCGAATGTATATGGTTCATCATGAGCCATCTTTATATTGCATAAATCAAGTGCTAGTTTTAAGTGTTCCATTGTTACCCCTGCTTGTTAATTGTTTCTTTGCCTACCTGATCAACCCTTTGAAAGCCCCCGTTAACCATTACCGAATCACCGCCCTCTAATGGTGGTAATCCTCGTTTTTTTCTTACCTCGTTACTGGTTAGAATGCCGGCTCCTATTTCCTTGCTATCTATTTCCGCCCTTGCGCTGGGGTCTGTTCTTAATAGCTCGTCAAAATCAAACTTAACTACATACTTGCCCCGTTCCTCATTAGTCATCAAATGCTTTTCTGCGCCCTGTTCAACCCTGGTTAAATATGGTCGGACTGTTAAGGTGTAAAACCCCGTTAAGATTTCACTTAATCCACTGCCCCATGTAGTTGTTTTGTCTGCTGAGTTTAAGAGGAATAAAGGAACGCCAAAAAACCTTGCGACTTCTTCAATTTGAAACATACGGGTTTCAACCATTTGCATTTTTTCAGGATCGTTCTGTATGGATTGATACTTAAAACCACACTCTAATATCATGTTTTGATGCTTCTGAGTGCTTACGCCTGAATTGGTAGTGTCGCCCTTAACGTTAAACATTTTATGTATTAATGCGCGTTGCTCTGGATTCAACTTCACATCAGTTGTTATAACTCCCGCTGGCTTTCCGCCGTTATTAAAGAATTCGCTACCATATTTTTCACCAGCACTTGATAACCCGATAGCTCCCTTTGCATATGATAGAGGACTAAACCCCATCAATCCGTTACCTGGAATTTTGCAATGCCACATATTTTCATGCGCGATAAAATCAGTGTCACCGTTTGGGGCTATATAAGTATAAACGGGCTCACCACCCACAGACATAACCGTCATATGCTGCGCTGCAAGTGGTATTAACCCGACAATCTTACCGCTGGCTGTACGTTCTATTTTGTTGAAAGCGTTTCCATGCAGAACCAAGTTAACAAAAAGAGATTCTTTCCACTCTTGGGGTGTTTGCCACCTGTTAGGACTGTGAGTCAATACGTTCCATAATGCGTTAGCTGGATCATATTCAACCTCAATAAGCTGGCCGGACTTTCTTTCATAAACTTTTATTTTTAAACTGCCCATTGTTTCAGTGAGAATGCGAACACACCGGAAAACAGAAGATTGCTGCATGGCCTGATCTTCTGTTATAGATGTTGGACTATTACTAGCTGAACCGGGCTGCGCTGTTTGTACTCCTTCTGGCTGTGCTGTCGTGGTACCAGCCATCCAAGCCCCGGCTTTCCTTAATAATGTAAACATTGTCTTACCTCTAAAATTAGTTGTATTGTTCTGCGTCTTTTAGCCAATCATCAACGCCATCATCACCACCACCACCAATGAATGCACGATGCGCGGCAGTAAATAAAGCCGTAGCCCCATCAATTTTGTTTGCTCTATCTTCGTTAGCCTTGCGTGGGAATATGTTGTCGTTTCTGTCTATGGTTACCTCAACGTTCCCCATCATCCAGTTCATGACAGGATTGTTATCATGTAGAATTAATTTACTGTCGATGTATCCGTCTATTGCTTCCATTGTTGAGGAAAAGTTTTTAACTGTTTGCCCTACCTCTAAAGTGGGAATGTCTCTATTATCCAACCTGCAAACTAGCTGTGATGCTTTCCAGGGGTCAACGCAAACCTCCTTGATATTTAACTCGCTATAAATCTGTACAATTCTTTCTTCAATTATATCTAGGTCAATCATATGACCATCCATAATGTTTAAGTGTCCTTCATCAATCCACCGCTTGAACATTACCTTTTGATCTTCTGGTAATTCTTTTAGTGATTCCTTAGGGAAGTAGAATTCAGGCTTAACGTAATAAACTCCATCACCTTTAAAGAATTTAACTAGTGCGGTTAAATCGCTTTTTACTGATAAATCCACACCTAACCAGCAATCAAGATCATTTATGTTTTCAGGCAACTCAATACCGCAAGCCTCCCATTTAAGTTTATCAATCCATCTAATACCGCCATCAACCCAATGGTTTAAGTCTTTTATTAAAAAGTTAATTCGTGCGCCAGCTGATACTTTGGCAAGCTTGGCACTTGATCTTATTGAGTCCATAGGTTTAGAAACGTCTAAACAGGGGTTTGCTTTTATCCATTGCTTTGAATCGTAAGGGTCGTCCCCTTCATCGATTGAAAATATAACGCCTAAATACTCGTCGTTTTCCTCTTCACTTTCTTCGTCTAAAATTGCAGCTACATATTTTCGCTT